AAATCAAGACACGTACGCAAAAGAGCCCGTAAAGCGTTCTCAGGCGCCTCTGACAGCTTAACAGGGGCTGAAACGAGATAGGGCATACCCTCACGCCATTCCAGCTCAGCGCGGTATGAATCTACTCTATTAGGCTGGTTCTGGTCTTCTCTTGCCAAAGCCAAAGAGTACAAGTTTTTCTTGCGTTTAGGCATTTATTATAAATCACCTACATCTGGCGCATCAGAAGGAACGGTATCCATAGGCCCCATATCACCATCACGCATCTGATCAGCGGTCATACCTGCAAGTCGATCTTCAGTCTTGATCGCTAGGGCTTCAGGTTTAGAAGCTTTTGCAGCTTTAGCATCTGATGGGCGTTGTTCACCAGGGGCAAAAACAGGTTCTTGGGTCTGGACATTGACAGAAGCTGCAAGATTGATATTAGCAGCACCCTCTTGGAACAGGTCAGGATTACACTTCGCCATCTCAAGGTCCATCTTTAGATCAGCTTCGCGGAACTTGAAATGCTTTGCATATCCTTCAGGGTCCTCTTTAGCAAACTGCACAGCTTCACGCAGCCTGAACAAATCAGGATAGAACTCATCCCGAACCTTAATGTTGTTGTCTCTAATAAAAGTTAAAAGAGTTTCACGATCCATAAAGCTGACTTCCTGATTCTTCATTTCCTTAGTAGCTGCGGCATCTAAAGGAATGATCTCGACAATGTGGTAAGTTAAGAATGTAACAAAATCAGGATACTTCTTTGTAAGTGCCGGGACCAATAGTTTATTCTTCACAACCGAAAGCGCAGCGTACGTCGAGGGGATGTTGCCCTCAATCTCATAGCTTTTTTTAATCTTCTCTTTATCCATCACTCCACTGCGTGCTACATACTCACCCGTTACTTTAACTCTGAACATTGTTTTCTCCTTTTGTTTGTTAGTTTGTGCCCTATATTTAAAATGGTACACCATTTTGGGATGGAAGTCAATTTTTTTTATTTTTTATTTTTTCTATGCCTTCGGAGATAGAGAAGATAGAGAAGATGGAAAAGATGGAAAAGGGATTGCATGCATACAAGCGATTTATTATTATAATCTATCGGGGCGGGTCGGTTAACGGTTGCGTACCCCCAAAAAATAACACCCGGGTGGGGGTCATTTAAAAAATTTAAGAACGTGCCCCATTTAGATAATGAGTAATGCACCCGACTATCATGGATCATGAGAAGCGGAGCATATGAAACGGGCAGAATAGGGCCATAATTAGACTGGATAGAGAGTGCAAGAAGTGAGCTATGAAATCTCAAACACTTTTAACGTTGTAAACACCCCCTACACCCTATATATGAAATACATTATTAAATGTTAACAGATATGTAGGACACTTCTTGCAACCTCAATTCACACTAACACAACCCCTTCCCTCCCTTTAAGTTACAACAAATCCTTTCAACCCGTTTCTAACCCGCAAGCGTACACCCATTTATCAAGCGTCTATACTCATTTATAAACAGCTTATAGACGTTATGAAAATAAACATTGACATTTAAAGAATAGTAGACTATTATATTTAGTAGATGGAATATCCATTTAATAAATGATCATAGACAAAAAGCCACACATAAAAAAACAGTCTAAAAAGGAGGTCTAAATGTACGAAGTTATCTTAACAAATGGAGAGCATACTACTAGAGAAGCGAGCGACTTATTCGATTTAATATCACGCTTTCCGGATGTATTGTACGCTAAAGAAATCAATTAATAATCAGGATCTAAGAGGAGATCAAAACAATGGAAACTCAAAAGATTATGATAACCCAGCACCAGCTCAAAGTAATAAGAACAATTACAAAGAAGGAAACCAGGGAAGCGCTGCAGAATATTAAAATTGACAAAGATAATATTGTATGTACTAATGGCCGGATCTTAATTGTTATAAAGCATGGCCAGGATTATAAACAAGGCGCCTGGCGTATAATAGGAGAGGAAAAAAGCGCCATTACTCATAGAATGTTAACCCTGGAGCGTTCTGATCTGGAGTTTCCTGATTATACAAATGTTATGCCGGCACAAACAAAAGAGTCAATCAAGATCCTATTAGAAGACGAATACAGCGTCAGCCGGTCCATGTTTGATCTTGAGAAGTTTACTGGATCCACCTTCTGCTATACCATATTAAATACTTTTGCCCCGTTTAAATTATCTTGGACGGCGTACAAGGCCGACAAAGATAAAGCGGTCCTTTTAGTATGTGATGAGGATATGCAGGCCATTGTTTTACCATTTAGGAAATAAACTATAAAAACCAGGATCTAAGAGGAGATCAAAACCATGGAATTAAAACCTATTAAAAAAGTTTATGAGCTGGAGCTTCAGGAATTAAAACCAGAGGATGAAATACAAATGAGTGATAATTGCAAATGGTCCGGATATCAATTTATTTATACAGCTGGCCACGGTTATTTAGTTATTCCTAAACATGATCAACACTTTATAAAAGCTTGCGCGCTTTGTGAGTATGGATACATTGGTCAATTAGCAGTATACTTAGAGGAAGACTGTGAAGCGCCCGCGTTTGTTGATCAGATCAACGCGAAAGTTGCTGTTTAACCCTCTGATGAGCCCCTGCAAAGGGTCGAAACGGGCTTTAATTAGCCCGTCAGGGTATTATATAAAGAGAAAGGAGGATTATATCATGCTTAGAATCGAAATTGAAACGGGAAACGCGGCCTTTGAGCATCCAGATCAGCTGGATCGAATCTTGGAGAACGTTAGCAAAAGAATTAATGAAGGGCAAACAGAAGGAAAGCTCCGCGATATAAATGGGAATACAGTTGGCTTTTTTAACCTAAACTAAAAGGAATAAATGCACTTTTACATACCAGCACGCAGGGGCCGGCGGGGATATATACTCCGTTGGCTCCAGCAAAGGCATAAGCTTGACGCAGCAAAATTTAAGAAAATGCAAACGGATCAGCTATTTGCGATCTATTTGTCAATAATGAAACGCAGCATTTAAAAGAAAGGAGCAAAAACCCAATGGAAAGAATACCTGAAGAGATAAATACTCCGGTTATCTTCAAGCTGGACAAAGAGGGCAACCCCGTTTATGATGTTTTTACCATGCAAGCGGGCTTCAATAGAGCTATTGAGGACTTGCCTGAAGAGGGGCAACCGGAGGATCCTGGGGGTATTTCCCTTATTAAAGCGTCTGAGCGAGTGCTTGCCGTACTTGATAAGTATAAAAAAGGAGATTGTTTTATTCACTCCGAAGCAGCGGAGGTTATTACCCGTTTTAAGCATGCAGTTAAATTGTACGCAAAAGAATAGGGAGAAAATACCATCATGAATAAAAGCATAGTAATAAGGAAGAGAAGAGTCTATCTTTACATTTTTATCCTGCTGATCCTTAACTTAACCGCAGGCGCGGGACACGCGGATATTAAAACCATTGCGGCGATAATAGGAGAAGCCGCTGATCAGCCCATTAATGGCCAGATAGCCCTAGCTTGCGCCATAAGAAACCGTCCTGAGGGCTTACAGGGCGTCTACGGGGCTAAATTACAGCGTAACCCTACAATTTCAGAGGTTGAATATGCTTTGTGGGCCTTAAGAGACTCACAAATGCCAGGTCTTTGCTGGGCCCTTATAAAAGGCGCTGATATGTGGTGTTCAGATATTGAACAGTGCCGCAAAGCTTGGCGCCATGTTTCTATGGTCTTTATTGTTAAAATAGGCGATCATTCGTTTTATCGTAGGGTAACAGGGAGATAGTCATGAAAAATAAGAACTATAAAGAGGATATTGTAGCTTTTGCTGAGGATTATTTAGATATGCGTCTATCTCAACCTCAAAGAGAGCTATTAAGACTGCTTAAGGACAATAAGAGAATGGTTATGCCCTTTGCTAGAAAAAGCGGAAGGTCTATTTGTCGTGACGTATTAGCAGCTTTTATCATACAAAAAGGAAAGTGAGGGTATTATGTTACTAAAGAGCTTAATTAATACGCTAGTGATGTTAGAAAAGATTAATGGTAATATTGAAATTGTTATAAATGACCCTTTGGGTGGGGGATCACATCTTGATAAGATAAAAGGGATTACTGTTGTTTTAGCAAAAGAACATTGTTCCGGCTACTTTAGATCTGATTGTCTTGAAGATAGTGGTCACGGTGGCGGGAAAGCTTTTTTTGAGCCGACTCAAAGCCAACTTGAACATAAGAAGGATATTTCACTTGCTTTAATAAAATAAATCTTGACATCATTTTTAAAATGAGTATACTATTAATTACCGACAAAGGAGAATTAAATGCACGTTATCTCAACCCTAGATGCAGCATTTTTGTTAGTAGGAGCAATTATTAAAGAAGCAATTCAAGATTCATTTTCAACAGATCAAGGTGTAAGAAGAAAAGCGAGATATTTTATTTTTTCAAATCAGATCAAACGCTTCTTAGTACGTTTTCATGTCGATGGGATGGTAAATGTAAGAAAGATTCGCGAGGGTATTAAAAACGGAAAAAGCTGTCACACCCCGTTCCCTGTTCTAGAGATAGACGAATAATTTCCGAAGTAAAAACGAGGAGGAGAAAAAATGGTAGATAAAATTGTTAAGCGTATTTCTATTAAAAAAACAGCAGATCTTTTAAAGAAAAGCGAGCACTCAGTACGTCAACTTTTACAGCGTGGGATGTTAATTAAGCATCGAGACGGGCGATATGTTTTCGCTGATCTGGATGATGTTTTAACCTTTTACGCTCGTAAAAAGAAGATCCCTTCTTGGGAAGAAAATATTGATAAGTTAAAGAAGCATGTTTTTGTATCTGTGTTCTTCACAGCTAGTTCGTTAATGGTCCAGTCAAGCTACGTATTGATTCTCATACGTCAGAAGAAACTGGAAGGGTATGTTACCGTCTCCGGGGACGTTATGGTCCGCAGGGATTCTATTAATGAATACTTGAGGACACTAGATAATGACACCACAAAAGATATGTAAAACTAACCCGTCGAGTCTTTGCGCTTACGTTGATGCGGGTATGACGCTCTTTCCTTGCGTTGGTTTCTCCAAAGTACCGGCGCGTAAAGGATTCTTAGAGTTCCCTTTTGATCCTGAGTTTATGCCTAATGATCAAAACTACGGCGTATTGTTACGTCAAAGGTATCTCGTAATTGATTGTGATCCCCGCTCTTATAGAGAAGGCGATAAACCTTTATCCAGATTATTGCAAGAACTACAATTACCTTCTGATCTATTTAAGCAGACGTTCACGGTCAGGACCCCAAGAGGCGGATACCATATTTATTTTTCCAAAACAGATAAGATTCAGCTAGTCACTTCTCTTAAAGATTATCCCGGTTTAGAGTTTAAGTCGAGATTTATCATGGCCTGTGGGTCGTTTATTGATAAGACGGAGCGTGGCGAGCCTGTCAATGTAGGCTATAAACCTGTTTTTAACTCACCGGCCAAGATCGTACCCGCTCCGCAAATCCTTTTAGCTAAACTTCTTAAGCAAGAAACGAAGCCTTTGACCTTAGATACGAAAGTTGAGCCTGATAATCCGGCAGATGTTAGCACTTTCGTACAGTATTGCGGATCCGTGAGCCCGGCTATTGAGGGCCAGCAAGGTGATTTAAGAACATATCAAGCGGCGTGTCAAGGCCGTGAGCTGGGTTTAAGCCCGCAAAAGACGTTTGATACGATGCTAGAACATTTTAATCCCCGATGTATGCCTCCCTGGGACCAGGAGATCTTAAAAGAAAAAGTTTTAAATGCTTATACGTACTCTACACGTACACCGCAAGGTATTAAGTCTGTGCAAAATGAGTTTCCTGATGCCTTACCTAAAACTGAAACTGTGCAGATCAAGTACCAATTCGATCGTAACGGCGGGTTTAAAAAGAATATGTTCAACCTCAAGATGATGTTTGAGTATCCTACCATTAAAGAGCATCCGGATACTAAGCATAAAAGAGTTTTAGATATCCCAGCGATAGGTAATTGCTTGAAGTACGATCAGTTCGCTCATCGTATTATATGGAGTAAGCCCGCGCCGTGGTATAAAGCAACGGCTGATTGGTCAGACGAAGACGCTATCGAATTTAAAAGTATTTTATCTGAACAATTATCGATCGACTTTCCTGTTCCTATGATCCATGAAGTTGCTACCGTATGCGCTAGTAAGCGTGCGTTTCATCCCGTTAGAGATTATCTTGAAAGTTGTCACTGGGATGGTATTCCTCGTATTGATAATTGGTTGAGTAGGTACTGTGGGACTTTAGAGACTACGTACTCCAGGTATATCGGGCGTAAAATCTTGGTAGCTGCTGTGGCCCGTGTCTTTCGTCCTGGATGTAAGTTTGATCATGTTCTGGTCACTGAAGGATTGCAAGGGATAGGTAAAAGTTATATGTGGGAAATTTTAACAGCGCCGTGGTTTACTGATGCGCCGTTACATATCCAAGACAAAAGCGCTATTGAAGTTATGCGTGGGAAGTGGGTCATTGAGCTCGCTGAGATGGATGCTTTATCGAAATACGAAAGCCAGACTATTAAAGGCTTTTTATCAAGGACAGAAGATAGGTGTCGGCTTGCTTATGAACGTAAAGCGCGTAGTTTTCCTCGTCAAAATATTTTTGTAGGCTCGATCAATCCTGAACAGACAGGCTGGTTAAAAGATCGTACCGGAAATCGTAGGTACTGGCCTCTTGCCGTCACGAACATCGACCTTAAAGCTATCAAAGAAATAAAGAACGTGTTGTGGGCTGAAGCGTTACTGGCTTTTGAAAAAGGCGAGACTTTGTTTGTTGAGGACCCTAAGATGCAAGCTGTCATGCGTGACGAAGTTAATAATCGTATGCAAGAGGACCCGTGGTTTGGGTTGTTAGAAGAATACTTACATGCTCATGTTTTAGAATATGTTTTAAATGATAAGATCGAAGTCATGCCGGTTGAGTTGTATACCCGATGTATTGGTGGAAACGCTGCTACCTTTAAGATGCAGGAAGCTAATAGGATCGCTTCGATCTTAAAGACCCTCGGGTTTGGCAAAACAAAGTCAACCTTTAAGACCGGATACGTATATACCAAACAGTATACTGAGAGGTTGTGAGGGGAAAAGATGACAAATGAAGATAAGCGAGAACTAAGACAATTATGCAAAGATGGGGATTCTTTTAAGGAAATAAGAGAGGTCGTAGCTTGTTGTGATTCAACAATTCGTAGTTATATGAAAATATTTAGTCCGAAAGAAAAACTTTATTGGGGGAAAAATGAAAGAACAAGACAAGACAGATTGGTTGGTTGAGTTTCTTGAAAGAAGATTGTTTTATCATCATTTGACACATAAGCAAGTAGTTTATTTAGCCCAAATCATCAGAGCCGAAATGGTTAAGAGGTTGCCCGAAAAAGCATTTGAATTTAAAGACCCAAGAAGCCATGGCTACCAAGTAGATTTTAATGAAGGTTTTAATGATTGCCGAACAAAAGTCAAATCAGCTTTAATGGGGGAGAATGATGGAATATCAAGAATTAAGTAGGGATTCAAAGGTTGATGATATGGTGTTTTGGAAAACTGTTATTGGCGAGAAGTTTTATGGCGTCCTAATTGAATGGGATTCTAATGTTGCAATTATTAATACTAAAGATGGGCAAATGCCAGTTGAATGTTAAGTCAAATCAGCTTTAATGGAAGGAGAGTAAAATGACCAAAATGTTACAGCCAGATTGGGAAAAGGAATATGGATATGCTGGGGGCTTTCAAACAGCACTAATGATAACAATTGAACACGCAGATAGCATAAATCTTGCAAAACTTGAAAAAGAATATCCAGAAATTGTATTGGCATTTCGGAACTTTTCAGGCAGGTCAAATCAGCTTTAATGGGGGATAACAAAGGAGAGTAAAATGAAACCAGAAACAATTATGATTGACGAAGTTAAGTATGTAAGGGCTGACATAGAACAGTCAGCAGAGAAGTTAGATGGGATGAAGTATTGCATAGTTCGTACTTATTCAGCAGGAGTTTTTGCTGGATATGTAGAGTCAAGAGAAGGACAAGAGGCTGTTATTAGGAAATCAAGGGGGTTGTGGTATTGGGATGGTGCTTGTGGTTTATCTCAACTTGGTGTTGATGGGACAAATAACCCGAATAACTGTAAATTTACAGTAGAGGTTGACAATAGAGAGCTTGTTCAGGTTATAGAGGTCATAGAGTGTACTGAGAAAGCAAGGAAATCAATTCAGGCGGTGAAATTATGGAAAAAATAAACTCTGGCTCTGGCTATGGCTCTGGCTATGGCTCTGGCTCTGGCTATGGCTATGGCTCTGGCTCTGGCGATGGCTATGGCTATGGCTCTGGCTATGGCTCTGGCTCTGGCTCTGGCTCTGGCGATGGCGATGGCTATGGCTATGGCTCTGGCTATGGCGATGGCTCTGGCTCTGGCTCTGGCGATGGCTCTGGCTCTGGCTCTGGCTATGGCTCTGGCTATGGCTCTGGCTATGGCTCTGGCTATGGCGATGGCTCTGGCTCTGGCTCTGGCGAATAATTTAATCAGCTTTAATGGGGGAATGATGGAATGGATAAGCGTTAAAAATAAATTACCCAAATGGGGTTTGGTTTAGCTTGAGATAAACGAAGGGCTTTTAAAGGAGGGGAAATAGATGTTAAAAAAACCAGATAAATGTTGCGGTATGGGAACATATGAGTGCCAAATACACATGCCGATACTTGGTCGTGTTGTCGGTATTGATATTTGTATTGCCGATATTGTTTCTTCATTAAATGCATCAAATATTTTAACAGTAATGAGTTGTTGTGGTCATAATAAAATTAATGCAGAAGTATGGCTAGAAGATGGTAGGATTTTAACAATAACTAAACAAGGTGAGAAATGAAAAATCTAAAAATTATTATTGAAAAACTAGACACCAATATTGAGTTTCCTTACGGAGCAAATGAAGAAAGCGTCAAGTTCACTCATTCAGGAATAGAGTTGAATGGAAGGCTTCACTTTTGGGATGATATTTTATTTGTGTCTATTATTAATCGTGGATTATCGGATTCGCTTAAATTATAACCATAGGAGAGATTAAGTGCTTGGACTATTTGCTCAGACTATATCGTCAGCCCTTAAAGAGATATGTAGTATTCACCCTGTAGCATATATAATTTTTGCTGGGTTGATGTTTTCTTTTGTTATAGGAGACAGGAAAAATAACGAGAAAGGGGGTGGTAAAAATGTTTAGACAACTACGTGGAGTTTTAAAATGCAAAAAGGGACAGATGTTTCTAGGAGGGATCCTGGGATGTCAAATCGCCCTGGGCGTTATCGCCAGTTTAACAGGTATCGCCGTTACCAAAACAGCTATGAATGGAGTTCTTCAAAAGAACGGTAAAGTTATCTGGTGTAAGATGCAGGGGAGAGGAAGTGATACCTGCGATGCACAGTACGGGCATTTAGGAAACGCTCAGTACCAATAAGTAGTTTTAACTGGGTGGCTCGAAAACGAATTGTCTAATAATACGGCAAGGGTGTCAGCAGCCTTTCGGTTCTAAAATCGAGCCGCCCACAATGGAGAGAGAGAATGTTCGTACCTAAATACATATCACGTCAATATCAGATCGAGGGGCAAGAGTTTTTAAAAGCCCGGCGGTTTGCTATGCTCGGAGACGCTTGTGGTGTGGGGAAGACAGGACAGGCTATCATGGCTATGTCTGAGAAGTGGTTTTATAATTGCGTTCTTATTGTATGCCCCGCTTCTGTTAAGGTACAATGGCAACAGGCGTTAAAGGATTGGAGAAACTGGCACGCTGAGATAATTAATTCATCAAACGATCAGATCAATGACTGGACACCCATTTATATTGTTAATTACGATCTCTTAATCCGTCGGCCTCTTTTAGACCAGCTATTGAAATTAAGATTTGATTTAATTGTATACGACGAAGCGCATAAGTTAAAGTCTCTCGACTCTAAACGTACAAAAGCGGCTCTTGGATCTAAGTATCTAAGGCCCCGCGCAAGGCGTATATGGTTTATGACAGGCACACCCGTTAAAAACAGAACGATTGATCTCTTCCCTATATTAAAGAGCTGCGCACCGGAGGTGTTAGGTAAGTACGACTCCTATTATAAATTCGCTTATCGCTATTGCGGGGCTTATAAAGGAAGGTTTGGTGTTGATACTTCTGGGGCCTCACATACAGAAGAGTTAGCTGAGGAGTTAAAAAGGTTTATGTTACGAAGGGAAAAACGTGATGTTTTAACTGAACTGCCGCCACGTGTTATTTCAAAAATAGATTTAGAGTGTACTCCAGCAGTGAAGAGGGTTATTGAGGAAGAAGAATTAAAGACGATCGAACAGGCTGGTGAGAACGATCCCGCTTTATTTAAGTTGGGTGAAATTGCCCGGGTACGCCAGGCAATCGCTAAATATAAAGTTCCTGTTTCGGTTGACTATATAAAGGATCTTCTTGAAGAAGAAGAAAAAATTATTGTTTTCTATTATCATAAAGGAGTATTACATGAACTCCAAAGAGCTTTATCTGCTATTCCGTCTGTGTTTATCGACGGGTCTGTGGCCCCCAATAGGCGTGGTGGAATTGTGGAGGAGTTCAGAAAAAGAAAGGAGGTTCGGTTATTTTTCGGACAAATGGAAGCTTGCGGGGAAGGAATTGACGGTCTGCAAGCCGCATGTTCTTGTTGTGTCTTCGTCGAGCCAAGCTGGTCTCATACAGACATTGAACAAAGTATTGGCCGACTTGAAAGAGAAGGACAAAGAAACGACATAAACGTCCACATACTCACTATTAAGGATACCTTAGAAGCGCGGATGATGGACGTCGTTACCATGAAGTTAAATGTAGATAAAAAACTGTATAACCAAAAGAACCCAGCAGATCTGGGGATCTTAACAAAGGAGAAAAACATGCCACCTAAAGCAGATCCAAATCGAGTATTGTTAGAAAAATTGACTATCGTATTAGACGGGCTAACACAGCTGCTTGATAAGTTAGTTAATTATCCAGCACCAAAAGCTACAGGTAAAGGTTTTGAACAACCTGCAGCTGCCGAAGCTGAAGTAATTGTTCCAGAAGAAGAAGACGTTTCCGAAGATGCTATCAGAGCGCGTTCAGGAGATATTTGTGCTATTGCTCCAGAGGGTAAGGGAAAAGACAAATGTGTTGCAATCATTAAGAAGATCGGTGGTGGAAAAATCGCTGATCTAAAAACACCCAAACAACGTGTTGCCTGTCTAGCCGCTTTAGATAAGGCGTATAACGAATTGGCGATATAAGATGGGTAAACACTCAATTCTATCAGCTTCAGCTTGTGAGCGATGGTGGAACTGCCCGGGGTCAGTTACCGCTTGCAAGGATATTCCTAACCCCACGTCTGTGTACGCTGCAGAAGGTACTGTGGCTCATGCACTGGCTGAGCGTGCATTACGAAGCCGTCCTTCTCCTGATCTCGATAAGGAGATAGGCAAGAAGGTTATGCAAGAAGGGTTTGAGATCGAGATCACAGAAGAGATGGTAGACGCTGTTCTGGATTATAAAGATTACGTTTCTACTATCTGGGATAAAACAGACGGTGCTCTTCTTAACTACGAGGAAGAGATAACTCTCGACCTTGAAGGTGTAGATGTGGATATGTTTGGTACTTCAGATTGTAGTTTGGTCGTGCCTTTTAAAACTATCCATGTTTTCGATCTTAAGTTTGGAAAAGGTAAACGTGTTAGCGCGTGGGAGAACAAACAGTTAATGTACTACGCTCTTGGTAAAGCTTTGAAAGAAGATTGTGCCGAGATCGTTTTACATATCTGTCAACCCAGAGTATCGGATGGTTTCTCTTCATACTCTATGACAGCGGAAGACATGAATCAGTTTCATGAAGAGCTGAAGATCAGAGCTAAGGAAGCTCTTGATCCTAAAGCCCCGCTTGTTCCTGGTGATCACTGTCGAGCCACCTTCTGTCCTAATCGTATGGGGTGCCAAGCGCTGCAAGGTTTGGCAAAGGACCTTATTAAGAGTGACTTTAGTGCGCCTGCTGTTGTTGATACAATGGCTCTTGATCATATCGTCAAGGTGTTGAAGTATGAAGATACGGTCAAGGATTGGATGACACAAGTGCGTGGACACGCTAAAGAGTTGATGATGCGAGGTGAGAACATTCCCGGTTATAAAGTTGTTCAAGGTATGGGTCATGCTAAATGGATTGATCCGGCTATTCTCGTTGCAGAGTATGAGGACGAGTATGGAAGCACTTTATTTAAGCCAAAAGAATTATTATCACCTGCTAAAATAGAGAAATTAGTAGGTAAGAAAAAACTCGGTAAAGATTTCCGTGATGAGTATACTTATCGTCCGGATACCGGGTTTAAGATCGTCGAAGAAGATAAAAAAGGTGAACCCGTTAAACTAATAAAACCTCAAGACGACTTTTAGTCGTCAATTAAAAAGGAGTACTTCAATGAGCAAGAACACTTTTATAATGCGTGAAGATGGATCAATGTTGTCACCCGAGTTTCGAGTATCTTTTCCACACATCATTGAACCGGACGATAATGGCAAGTTTGGTCTGGCTATGATTTTTGAACCAGATACGGATTTTTCCATGCTGGAAAAAGAAGTGGCCGCTAAGAAGAAAGCTGTTTGGCCCAAAGGCGTGAAGGGGGTATACTCACAACCTATCTTAGACGGTGATGCTAGTGAAGCTCAGCGTGAAGAATTGGTAGGTAAGATGTATATAAACGGCAAGGCTGGTAAGTACCGTCCTGGTCTTGTTGATTCACAGTTACAAGAGATCACCGACGAAGCTGAATTTTATCCCGGCTGTTGGGCTCGTGCTGTTGTCACGATCTATAACTGGACGTATATGGGTAAATGCGGTATATCCGTCAACGTTCGTAACATTCAAAAGATCCGTGATGATGAGCCACTTATCAGCCGTGTTCGTGCTGCAGATGAATTTGAATCTGTTGAAGATCAAGAAGTAGCAGACCTTTAATAGTTAATACCAATGAGTTAAGAAGGAGATAAGAAGATGAGTCAAAGATCGAACGGAGAAGTGAAAATTGTAGAGAAAGAAGTTATTAAAGAAGTAGAAAGAAACGTTACCGTCGAGGAGATAGCAGAAGCAGCGCATGAAATTAATCGCGCTTACTGTTTAGCATTAGGAGATGATTCTCAGCCGTCGTGGGCTGAAGCTCCTGAATGGCAAAAAACATCTGCTGTTAATGGTGTAGTTTTCCATATCCAAAATCCGGAAGCGGGACCAGAAGCAAGTCACGAAAGCTGGTTAAAAGAAAAAGAAGCCGATGGTTGGGTGTTTGGTGACATTAAGGATCCAGAAGCAAAAGAGCATCCTTGCATGGTTCCTTTTAAGGAGCTTCCAACATCACAGCGAGCTAAAGATTATATCTTTCGTGCTGTTATTCATTCTATGGCGAAAAGTTTATAATGCCTACTCTCCACATAGACTTTGAAACACGTTCTAATGTGGACATAAGAACGTGTGGGGCTGGTCGGTATGCTGCCGACCCCTCCACACGTATCTTATGTGTCTGCTGGGCTGTCGATAACGGTCCGGTAAAAGGGTCTATGGGTGAAACCATTCCGGCTGTATTCAAACAGGCTATTGAAGAAGGGTGGCAATTTAGCGCATTTAACGCGATTTTCGAGATATTGATTCTAAAATATCGCTGGCCGGACCTGCCTCTTCCTCAGTTTATATGCACGAGAGCCCTTGTATCCGCTCATGGCCTCCCACAAGCACTTAATAGGGCGTGTAAGGCATTACACATAGGTATTGCGAAAGATTTAGAAGGGACGCGTCTTATCAACGTATACTCAAAGCCTAGAAAGGAAGGTGGGTTCAATGAACTGCAGGGAGACGATAGATCAAAAATGTTGCGGTACTGTGCAAAGGACGTTGTATTGTCAAGACGTATTATGCAGCGCGTCCCTCCTCTACCTGCTTTTGAGCAGGAAGTATACGATTGGACCGTCAAAGCCAACTTACGAGGGATCACCATCGACAACGACCTTGCGGTTAAAGCAGGAGCTATCGCCTCAGATCTTCAAGCACAGGGCAACGCAAAGCTAGTAGGATTAACAAAAGGTAAAATTCATGCCATCACTCAAGTGCAGAGAATTAAAACTTATTTGAAAGATGAGTTTGGCATATCAGCGGAGTGTCTTGACAAAGAAGCTATTGGAGAACTGCTACTTCAACCTCTTCCTGATAGGGCAAGAGAAATTCTCGAGCTGAGAAGAGATTTAAGTCAGACCAGTGTTAAAAAATTTACCCGTGCCAGACTATCGGCTTGTCCAGATGGTAAAGTGAGAGATACATTAATTTATCACGGGGCGGCGACAGGACGGTGGACGTCTCAAGTTGTTCAGTTTCAGAACCTTCCCAGGCACGTAGTTTCGGATCCAGAAGCTGCTATGAAGTTAATTAATTACGGCGATTCAGAGTTGTTTGATTTATGCTACGAATCTCCCATGTTAGCTTTATCCGCTTGTATACGCGGCCTTGTCATACCTATGCCAGGAAAGAAGCTGGGAATTGTGGATTATAATGCTATTGAAGCTCGGGTTTTAATGTGGGCTGCGGGTCAGGCAGACGCCGTTGATATATTCCGCCGTAAAGGGGATATTTATATCGAGATGGCGCGTACAATTTACTCAAACAAAAACCTCGTGAAAGAAAATAAGAAGGAGAGGTTTCTTGGTAAGACTACCACACTAGGTTGTGGATACGGGATGGGTAAAATTAAGTTCCAAGCTACTTGTGACGGCTACGGCATTGACCTGGGTGAGAAAACAGAATGTTACGAGTCCCAAAAAGAGGGCGATAAAAAAGTTAAGGCTTGGTTCTCACCCCTTGCTCAAAAGGCTGTCGAGTCTTACCGTACTAGGTTTCATAAGGTGCCTGAATTTTGGAGAGGCATGCAGCAGGCCGCTGAACTGTGCGTTAAAACAGGCAAGGCTTACAAGTTTAAAGATTTTGCGTTTTATCGTGAACGTGAATATTTGTATATGGCTCTTCCTTCAGGACGTAATTTAGCTTATCATCGTCCAGGGTATGACAACGACGGCTTATATTATTATACCGAAGACAGCCAATCGCATACGTATATTAAGAAGAGAACGTATGGCGGTCGGTTAGCTGAAAATGCTATACAAGCTCTCGCTCGTGACATTCTTGCCTATGGTATTATTAATTTAGAGAAGGCGGGTCATGGAGTTATTCTTACGGTACATGACGAGAACGTAATTGAGATTGAAGATCCTAAACAACTAGATGAGATTTCAGAAATAATGTGTGATATACCTGCCTGGGCTAAAGGTTGTCCAATCAGTGCAGAAGGGTTTATCGCCGAAAGGTACAGAAAGGGGTAAAGTATGAATCCAGACACAGGAGATATAGGGCGATTTTTAAACGAAGAAGAGGCTAACAAAGCGGGGTATACTATCCCGTTAGCAAAAGGAGACTTAGTTAAGATAAAAGGAGTAACTTTTAGAATAACAAGAATCGATCATCAAGGAAACACGCTTAATTTAAAAGCTATGGATCCTATGGATGCTATTTCTTACGAGCAGGAAAAAATGCAAGAGAGGAATTTAAAATGTCAATCATAATAGGAGATACAATCTACTGCCCGCTTTGTGAAAAGCAGATGGTTAAACGTAACATTCGTTTAGTGGATAAGGATACAGCATTATATCTATGCGCTCCGTGTAATATAGGTATTTACGAGTTCGATCCCGCGTTAAACAAATGGCGTGACGCTGAAAAAAAGATACCTTGTCCGAACTGTGGGAAACCTCTCAAATGGTTTGCACGATACATGGACGGCTACTTTAAAGCGGTGTGTCCTTACTGTAAAACAGTGATGAGGAAAGATGGTGATGTAAAGTTCGGTGAGAGCGGTAATATAATTGTCCCGGAAGAAATGGAAGAAGATACTGAAGAAACTGTCGAAGTTAAAATTCCGTTAGCTCATCTTGCTAAAAAATTAGGAAAGGAGAAATTCAATGCCCTCAAAGCCAGACTTAAGAAAAGACAAAAGTAAAGAATTGGCTGAAGCTCACTGGTCCTATATTGAAGCGTTACTCCAGGCTAATAATGTTTTACCATCGAAGTCTGATAAGTTTCATTATAAATCAGCTTTCATCCATGGGTATAAACACGGAAGGACAGATCAATGAGTTATTTCCTAGCCGCTTTAGTTACCTTAAGATTAGTAATGTGGCGCGTCTTTCCACAGTTCGGTATGGAGGTAGTCTCGGACGGTATCTTCGGTATGCTGGCCTTTACCGTATACGTTTTATACCTCGTCAATAAACGATATACTCGCTTCACTCCCTGGATATTCTTATTGGTGATAAGCACGGTAATATCTTTTTTCTATTCTCCTAACTTACCTCTCACTTTCAACACCTGGTTTCTTCTCTTAATCAATATCTTAGGTTTCGTATTGGCCGTACAGCATCTTCGGAATAAAGAAGCGGCGCCTTTTTTATGGCTGGCTATGCTGTTAGGAGCTACCGTAGCGGCATTGGTAGGTATCTGGGAGTTCTTCATACTAAGGTCTTATGCACCGTCTCCTACAGCTAGTATGGCGGTACAAAGCATCTATGCAGCAAAGCGATCGTGTTCTTTTCTTGGCTGGCCGACTATATTTGCAGGGTACCTCGTTCTCTTTATACCGAGCGCGTGGGTAATGGCCCGGGATTGCCGGCCACGGAATAAAGTCTTTTGGTCGGCTTGTCTTATCTTCTTACTGCTGGGCTTAGCTTCTTCTTTTTCTGTCCTAGCTCCGCTTAGTCTGTTATCAGCCGTCATTATTTCCGGCAACGTTAAGCGGTTAAGATGGATGCTAATCGTGGTAGGATTAGTGCTTTTTTCAGCTGGGAGTACCAAAACATTAGCTTCGTTTATCGCTTCTAGAACCGAATATTATCAAGCAGCTTGGCAAATGATCTCTCAGCACCCGTTTGTAGGGGGTGGTGCAGGGTTGTTTCAGTCTACAGGATCCTCTCCTAGCATATTCGCGCATAATAGCTATCTTCAGATATGGGCCGAAACAGGGCCTATAGGTCTGATCGGAATACTGGGAGTCGTGTATACCTTCTGGACACTGAAACCAAAAACAAATTTTGGTAAAGGTATGTATGTGGGGTTACTTGCTTTCTTCATTGATAATTTATTCAGTTTTTCTTTGATCAAAGCTAACCTATCCTTTGCCGGATGGATAGCCCTAGCTTGTTACTACGTCTATTACCGAAAGGAGAGCATGTCATGAACTATTACTTAGGGATTGACCCGGGTATGTCAGGAGCTTGCGTACTAATCCCTAAAGACAGGGCTAAAGTTTTCCCCCTCCCGTATAGTAAACATACCCCCCACGACATAGCTAAGTTTCTTCGTGAGAGTGGGGGTATAATAAAAGCATATCTTGAAGGCGTAAACGCCATGCCAAAACAAGGAGTGTCTTCGACTTTTAAATTTGGAGAGAACTATGGTTTTTGGCGGGGTTTGCTAACTGGATTAGAGATACCCTTTGAACGCGTCTACCCTCTTAAGTGGCAGACAGCCATGTCATGCCGAACGGGAGGAAATAAAAACATTTCAAAAGCCCGCGCGCAAGAGCTCTTCCCTAAAATAAAAGTCACTCACGCCATCGCAGATGCTTTACTTATCGCTGAATACTGCCGACGACAAAACACCCAAATAAAAACCCTCTAACGCTTTTTACGACGTTAGAGGGCACATGGAGGAGAACCAACCATTACTAGAGAAAATCTATATCCCTGAAGGACAAGTATTATCTGCACAGGTTAAAGTGGTACCTGCAGCATCAACACTACATCTTGAACACCCGCCATCAGGTTGTTTCATCCATAAAGCACCTTCAGTACCTCCTGTTATCCCTACGTAAATTGAAGCATCTACACGAATATCTGATTCAGCATAGATATCACCAGCCACGGTTAAGTCTGTAAGATCTGTAAGGTCTATATTAACTTCCGATAATGAAGTGTCTTTAGCGATCGTAGGCCCTGTCATATCAATCGTTTCTGTTTTACCTATCACCGTTCCGGCAGATTTAATTTCAACAGCCGCAAAGGCTATACCTGATATACAAAAAGCAATAACTAAGGCAACTAAAAATAATTTTTTCATGTTTGTTCTCCCTATTGAATTACACTGATTAGATTATCTCTATCTATATACTATTTTCGCTTAAATAAGGCTGTTTGTCAAACGAAATCTAAGATAAATTAACAAGCCATACTTCGGCCCTCCTCTCTCCTTACTTCTTCATTTTCCAGGGAAGCCATAGATCAAAGGTGGATATAAAGGTCGCTTTTGCTGCATCTACGTTCCCTATTTTGGTCTTGATCTTACTTCCTTTTCCGTTTATACTTTTCTCGTTGTGATAATGTATAGCACAACCAGATAATAATATGACTATCGCTAATATTTTGAGTAGCTTAAACATATCTCCCCTCCTATTTTTTATTCCACGGTATCCATCCGAACATACGAACAGCACGATACATAGCTTGTCTTTTCCACCAGGGTACCTTTAGGACTCCCATAGCTTCAAGAAATATTTTATCGCATTTTTTACGCCAAAAGAGTTTCTGGTTATACATGTAATCGTGGATCACGGCAGCCTGAGCGTATTTAGCAAAAGGATGGCCTATGATAGACCAGAAAGCTTTTGGGATTGAAGCCCCGTCGGTCATAAACCCTTCCGGAATGTTGATTGTTTCTTCGCTGTCCTCAGACCCGATATGATACTTAAAGGCTTTATTCACACGCCATATTTGTTTATCTTCCATTTGAGTAATAGATAACTTTTTAGTAAAACTAGACATTGTTCCTCCTGTCTCCACCGTTAAATCTTTTTTCCGGTATCTTTCCTCCGGCCAGTATAACGGCTTTGTCTACTTCGTCGGTCATTAATTGGATCGCTATTAACGCAGTCTTTCTTGCTTCGTAAAATTGTGAAACGTCCAGCTTTACATCCACCCTATCTTCAGGTTCGTGGCGTGGCATGATTAATCCTTTTTATAACCGTTGATCCTGCCAAGGGTTTCGATCATACCCTCGTGTTGCTTCATCATACTCTCGTGTTGTTTTGCAGACGCAATATGTTCATCTCTTACGCGGGTCATGAATATTTCCATTCTGGTTGTTAATTTATTCATGGTACCGCAAAGATCTTTCACGACGGTTACAACTAACCAAACACACAATCCAAAAACCCCTATACTTAATCCGGCGTCGATAGCTGTCTTAATAATACCGAATTGCATACCGCCTCCCTTAGTTGTCTATTTTTACTTTCGCCTTCGTCTTGGCTTAGCATCACCCTTTTTGCCTACTCTTGGTGTTCTTCCGCATGAACCTTTTGTTGCCATGATGTTCTCCTTTGGTTAGAAAAATCTTCGTGTTCTGCCTTATGGATATGATAGTTTTATTTCTGCTTTGCAAGTATATCCAGCGTCACCACCTCCATCATCCCCCGTCAAATCATTTCCATTCCCGCTTAAATCTTTCCAAGTAACACCATCAGCACTTACCCCATCTGAACATTCGTTCAAAGACCAAGAAGCAACTAAATTATCAGGTTGAAGTTGCAACGCCTGTCGCTTTATTTTTGAATTATAGATACTTTTTATTTCTCCATCTGTCAAATCAATATCCCAGATGTCAACTTGGTAAATTGTTCCATTATACCAATCCGTAGCATCAGACCTACCCAAGTAAAAAACTCTTGGTGTCCCATGTATCGTCGGGCATAGTGAATATTCCGTTTGCGTAAAAACAATAGAGCCATTTCTATAAATCGTTGTTTCACAATTTGAATCAGAATCACTATCCCCAACTAAAAATACAGTATTGTAAATTGTATCAGTGTCCCAAACTAAATCAGCAGTTTACGACACTCTCCAAGATGTTGAATACCATCCCGTTTCGATTTTTCCAGAATCTTTTAACATAAACCAATAATTATGCTTGCTTCCCGTAGCATTTTTAAGCACCATCATTTGAGCATTTGGATTTTCTTCATTTGTTTGATGCCATACTGAGATAGTAAAATGCCCCGCTATTTGCAAAATATCGCCTGCTGATATTCCGTCGTCTGTATCGTCATGCTCAACCCCACACCAACCGATAGAACAAATAAAACAAAACAAAATTATAAGTGTAAACTTCTTCATCTATTGTCTTTCAACTGTTGAATTATCTCTGCTTTGGTTATTGAGTTGTTCGGGATTCTTACATTTATTCTTTGTATTAATGCTATTAGTAATTCCAAGTTAGTAACTTCAAATCTGTCAATAGCATCTAAGATAGATTGCTCTTTTACGTCTGTTTCATCTTTAAGAATAGCCTCTTTTTCAGCTTTCGTCATTTCCAATACTTTGCCATCAACAACTTTATGAAATTTTGTTATTGTATCATAAGTATTGTTATCAATTCTTATTGCATCTTTTCGCTGTGAACAAACAGCCCCACAAGATTTTCTCTTCCCAGTAATTGTTTCTCCGTCGTGAAAAACAAATGTTCCAGCGAAAAGAAATGGTATAAATAAAAATATCAATAACCTATTCATGTAGTGAAGCCCCCCTAAATTCCACATCATCTGCTGTGGTGTCTGTGTCGTCTGCATCTCGACATATTTTTATAATTATTAAATCATCTTCGGCACAACTATCGTCATTTGACAATGTGGCGGTAAGTTTAGCTTGGTGTCCTGCCGTTGTACTTACTGAGCCAGATGATAAATTATTTACTGAATCAAAACTATCTGTGTCCATATCTGCGTCGCTTTTGCCGCACATAACATAAACTTCCAATTCTACAATATCACTCGTTGAAGTTGTTTCAAGAGAGTACACTATATCAATATCCAAACCAGAAGTGTATGGAGTTAAAACACCTTGCCATCTGGCACATTCATCAGTTGTGTCATCAAATAACCCACGCCATTGTAGATTACCTGCGTCAATACCCATTGGATTGGTTGCTGGCAACTTAGCTGATTTTGGGTCTAATTGCCAAGCAAACCCTCCTCCACTTCCACCAGAGGGTAAATCGTCATAATCGCACTCTCTTACCCCAACCCCTGCCTCTTGACATAGAAAAGTATCTCCGCTTGCAAAAGTGCCTACTG